GTCCGGCTTGCCGTTAGCGATAACCATACGGCCGATATTGTCGTATAGATATTGTGACAGAACGTCGTTGCTATCCAGCGCGTAGGTCTTCTTTTCTTTGCGCTTGAGCTTAATCTGCTCAACAGCGTATCTAAACACCGGCTCAATAGGAATATTGTGCAGGTTCAGCTTGTTAGAAATGATACCGCCAGTGATGGTGGCCGCTGCATCGTTCGCCCAGAACCGCTCACGGCTAGTAAGTTCTGCTTCTGCTTCTAGACGCAACCGGACCTGCTCAAGAAGCTTGTCACACTCAGGCTTGTTGGCAATCACGTACTGAAGAAACGGCTCGAACGCATGGCCGAAATTCTTATACAGCCGGTCGAAATGGTGCCGTGCCTTGGCCGGGTCAGTGTCCACATCTTCATACGCAGCCAGACACATCATGCGGTTAAGGATGCCGTCGGGGTTAGCGCGGAAAGACAGTATCTCTTCGTCTAGCGCCTTGTTGGATGACGTAATAACGCAGTTCTGCCAAGTAACATTATTCTCGCGTTCGACGTTTCTACCAGCTTCAAGACGCTCGGCACCCTGCCCAATCGTAGCGGCGTATACAAGACTGGCCTTACCTTCAACGGGCAGTTCTGTGATTTCATCAATAAGCACCGGGATACTTTGCCACGTGCCTAGACGGTTGATGATTGAGTTAGAGGTTGACCTTGGGGACATAAGAAGTTTTGTAGGGTCGCCAAAAATACTAGCGATTGCTTCCAATGTTGTGGTCTTTCCCGTACCAGAACCTTCACCGTAAGAGCAAACCAAAAAGCCCTTAGTGTTTGGCATGTCCTTCATGAACACGTTACCAAACCCATGAAAGAACACGTACGCACGCTGCACAAACTCTTCTGTCGCGTAGTAGTTGACAATTTCTCTCCAGTCATGGAAGTTGCCCGCGGTTTTGAACCTAGGCACGTGCGCAATAATTGGGGAGCTTGGCGGGCTGTAGTCCACCCGGTCAGCAAAAACTTCCTTATCCCCAATCACAAACGAGCGGTGTCCGTTCTGCCAGCCCATCTGCGTCTTACCAATAGCTGCAGCGGATGTGTTTTGTAGGTGCTCAATGCACTTCGTAACGTATGCCATAAGTTCCGATATTTGTTTATCCAGTGCCGGTATGCCTTCGCGTCCAATATAGTCCCGAAACTTATCTCTTGACATAATGTCTTTGAGCGGCACTAGAAATTCAGACACCCCGTCCTTTGGTCTGATAAGACGCAGCAAAGCCGATTCGCCAAACTCTGGGTCTTTGATGCGGCGAACTACATAAAAGTCTCGACTGCATACCAGCAGTGGGATTGCTTCTTCGTCCTCGTCCGTAGCCTTAACGGTTTTATAGATGCCGCCGTGCCTGCCACGAAAGTATGGAAATGGAATCTCGGGGATAGGTGTTTCTACCGTCTCGCCAGTATCAGGGTCTTCATGCGTAATCGTAGTCTCTTCAGACTTCACAATAGTGGAGTCCAACATAATCGGGCTAGATACCCGGTGCTCACAATTTGCGCAACCTTCTGCGTTTAGCTTCTTAAACGTGTCACATGTGTACGGGCCTTTGGTGCCGTTAGCTTTAGCTTCAGTGGCTTCCGCTGAGTATTCTGGGTGGTCCTTCGATATGACGTGGATGGCTTTGTCTTTGTCTGAACAATGCGCAGCAATAGATAGCCCCGCCCGCCACAGCGGCTCAGGCAATGATTCTTGATTCTCGTAGATATACGCAAGTTGTGCGCAGCCATTACCTTGAACACTTTTTACAAGAATGTTCTTAAACGAATGCTCAAAGTTTCCCATCAAGGCACGAGTAGTCTCGTCTACCTTTGCGTATGAAGGCCTGTTAGCCCACATATCATTTTGTATGGGATTTATTAAAGTCTTTAGTAAATGAAACGAAGTCGCTTCCGATTCAAGTAACGGGACAGCCTCTATCGGATTGGCGGCGTCTTTTACATGGAAGGTGTACGGAACCCGTAGGATTCGCGCAGAATCAGCCGGCACGGCAGGGTCAATGATAAGCCCGCTATCTTCGCATAGCTGCTTAAACCCGTCGGCGTACGGCTGCCACTCTTCTTTAGGAATTTCCCGGTCAAATACCCAGTATACGTGTAGGCCGCGTCCAGACTTAATGATGTTGGGTTTGGGCAAACCCGTGCTTTTGACAAATGCCCTTAAGGATTCAAGTGCTTCTTCGGTCGTAGGGTATGCGTTCTTCTTGTCTATTCCTACATCAATATCTAGGAAAAAAGATTTAGCAAACTCTACGTTTTGTTGAGTGCGGTTTTCTGTGGTCTTAAAGCTATTAACGCCAAAGAACACATTGTATTTGCTCTCAATCCAACCATCTACTTTGGATAGCAGTTCATCGATGCTGTTGTATAAATTTTGCCGAACATTTTCGTCTTTACCTTGGCAAACCCACAAACAATATTTGCCGCGTGTGGGCAAAACAAACTTCAAAAACTCTTCTCTCGTTCGCATTTACTTCCCGCACGCTGATAGTAGGTGGAAGGGATTGAGTTGCTCTACCGACAACCCCTTGTTGATAAAAACCCAACCCCTTCCGAAACTTATTACGACGACAGCTTGGCTACTAACTTGTTCATCTTTTCTTGATAGCTAGCCTTAGGCTTGGCTTGCCCTTTGAACCACATATATACGGCCTGCCGAGATACGCCAAAGAACGAAGCTACATCAATTACTGGGATGTTTTTCTCAATGCACAGCTTGCCCAGCTTAACTCCGATACTATCCGTAGCGGCATTTTGTACGGCGGTCACCATAGCTGGGCTATATCCACGAGTATTCGTTTCACTCATCATCCCACTCCGACAGCAGCTTGCTTACATCCTTCTTTGGCGCGGGTTCTTCTTGCGCCTTCTTGGTGCTGACCTTCTTAGGTTCTTCTTCTACCGCTTCAACTTCTTCCGGCTCCTCAACCTTTGGCGCGGCTACAGCCTTGGGCTTCTCCAGTTTTAGAGCGGGGGTTGATGATTCTACACCGTCAGCTTGGGGCACAGTCATAGTAATTGCACGAGCTGCGTCAATAGTTTTACCCTGTTCCATAGCTGTCATAAACTCATCGTTCTCCAAAAACCGTACCGGCTTGAATGTCAGACGAGGTGTAGCTGCATCAGTATTAAAGCGCATCTCGGTAACTACCGACGTGATGGGTACGCCCTTACTTGCAATCATTTGCGCGTAGGTTTGTAGGGGCCACTTACCAACGTCTCCTTTACCAAAAATAGATGCCGACGGCAGAGACAATTGATACACACTGCCTTCGATGTCGTTCTCCAAAACCACAGCCAGACGCTGCGAGAACCGGCAGGCACGCGAGTCGCCCGGGCCAGAGCCTTTAACATTCTGGGGGCAAGTCGCACAGGCACTGGACTGCGGGGTCTTAACTTCAGTTTCCGGCTTATCGCCGGTAGATGACCAGCAAACCGGTGCCATCTTGACGCCTTCTTCATACGTGCCTTCGTAATAGGTACGGGACACCTTCGGCGCAGCGGCAACGATGATTACATTCATCGAGCGTTCTTCGTTCTTGGCAACTTCTTCGCCGCCAACAATCATACGGAATACGCCGCCCTTGATAGAGATACGCTTGCTGGTAGGGCCGCCGCCCATGATAGCTTTGGTAGTATCGTCCAGTTGCACGGCGCGCAAGTGCGCGGGAAGGTTCTGGCTAAAAATAGTCAGTTCAGACATTTGATATGCTCCTTATTTACGGCGAATAGAGACAGTGTATTTGCTGTCTACGTTAAGACCTGCAGGCAAGAGGTCGGGGTTTTCTTCAAGAAACTGCTGCATGTTCAATTGGCTGATGCGCCGCTCAAACAAATCCAGTGCATTGTGTTCCTTGACAAAATTGTGAAACGAGTGCCAGTCGCTAGTCCAAAACTTCTTATGAATCTTGCGGCTAACTGTACCGTGCTCGGTACGCAGACTATCTGCACCTACTAACTTACACATCTCCAGCAATTCTCTTTCAATCATCTCAAGCTGCTCTTTGAGTTCGGCGTCTTTCTTGTCGTACTCTTGGGCAAGCTCGCTCCGCTTATCGCGGATTTTTACGTACACCTTGACCAGTCGGTC